GTTAAAGAGTATCAGGTAGTTGAGGCTGCAAGAACAGACAATTTACAGCTCAATGGTGACAGCGGATGGGTTCAATACATGTCAGCAAGTTTTACGACTACTCAAACATGCACAGTTTTATGCCATGCTGGATTTGCTCATGGATTTGAAGAGGGTGTAGTGGTTTTACATGGAAGATTTAGACTTGCTTCTAGCGGTGCTACAACATCAGAGCTGCAAGTATTTAAGCAAGGTTTTTCATCCAATTTTTCTTTTGGCGCACACAGCTTACATGGATTTCTTATAAATGTACCCGCTGGTTCACATACTGTGCATATGGATATAAGAAATTATGCTGGCGGAACATTTGCCAGAATGAACTATTTTGATAATAACAACGCTGGTGACAGAATGTTTATTCTGTTCAAGTAAGGAGAAGCACATGCAAATAAGCACAGCATTAAAGTCATTGGGAATATCTCAATATACCCTTATTGGGGACCCAACAACTGAATCTGAGTTTAGAAGTAGTTTTAGAAAAGTGGGAAGCATTGATGCGCAAGGTAATCCAACTTTTACAGATAACTGGGGATTTACTTGGGCAGAACTTCAAGCAGAATTTGCCAGGTTGCAAGCAGAGGAAACTGCTAAACAGTACCAAGTAAATCGCGCCGCCGAATACCCGCCAATCACCGATTACTTAGACGGCGTTGTTAAAAGTGACCAGGCGCAGATTGACAAATACATTGCCGATTGCCTGGCCGTAAAAGCCAAGTACCCAAAGCCTTGACCTTAGTGTATGAATTGACGACAGACAGGAACCCATGAAGTGACCACAAAGAAAAATGCCATGACCACTATCAAAGATGTTGAAGCCCAAATCAATACCCACGAAGCGGTGTGCGCTGAGCGCTATGGAAATATTGAGAATCAATTTCGTTCAGCCAATGCGCGACTAAAACGCATTGAAACAATCTTGATTGGCGCAGCAGCTGGTGTGGTGTGCGCGTTTGGAACCATCATCACAATGCTTTTTCACTTGCTCACTAAATGATTCTTATGAGCTATGTCAGACCCGTTTGGAATTGATGAAGGAGTCAAGGCTTTAACAGGCAGCTTAAACGCAAGCAGAAAAAGTGCAAATGAATTAACTAAAAGCATTGAAGGCATACAGCAAGACGCAGCGGACGTAGCGCAGCAAAAGGCAACAGAGCGGCGCAGAGCAGAAAGAGAAGCAGAGTTTAGAAAGCAGACGGCGCTGATTAAAGCGCTAGATGATTGGAGCAAGAAGAGGCAAATAAGCGATCAAGAGGCAAAGCTCAAGATTGATTTTGTAAAGAAGTACGGAGCAAAAGAATGGGATGCCGTTTTAAAAATTAAATTGGACATCGAGAACATGGAGCGAAAGAACAATGAAGAGTTTGAACACGATCTTAAAGAAGTTAGACGAGTGCAAGTCCTCTGTTTTGCGCTGGCTGCGTTCATTGCGTGGTATCTGACCTGGGGCATAAAAGGATAAGACGATGGACCCACTAACCGCATTTGCAGCAGCACAAGCAGCTTTGATTGGTGTGCGTAAGTGCGTCGATTTTTACAAAGAGGCCAAGAAGGTGTCTGCTGATGTTGGCTCTATCGGCATGGAAATCGGTGGGTTTTTGTCAAAGTTTTTTGAGGCCCAGGAAGTTGTTGTCAAGGCCAGCAATGAAGCAGCTGCAAACCCGGTCAAGAAAAAGTCAATGAACTCGCAAGCATTTGACAACGTAATGCGCTTGCGACAGCTGCAAGATGCAGAAGAAGAAATAAAGCATTTGCTGATTTACCAAACGCCGATGGCTGGCTTGTATGAGGATTTTCTCAAAGAGCGCAATCGGTTGCGAGAAGAAGCAGCTCGTATTGAGCGTGAAGAAAAAAAGCCGCTGACCTGGCTGCAAAAAAGCGGCGCGATTTCTTTAGAAAGATTCAGCTCGAGGTCGCAATTGCCGTTGCAGTCATCTTTGTTGTGTGCGTCATGGGCGGAGTCTTTTACTGGATCGACCAGGACCGCCAGGCGCGTGACAGAGAGCGCGCTAAAAACCGCGAACAAGATTTGTACGAGCTGGTTAAAGAGCCAACGCTCAATGGCTGCTGGATGTTTACGCAGCGCTATGGGTACGTCCCGCGTAAATGCCACGATTTGTATGGGAGGAATCGCTAATGGCTGAAGCTCTCACAGAAAAACCCCAGGAAGATCAAAAGCAAGCCAAGCTTGATGTTCTTGAGCGTCAGATCGCGGCTGCAAGAAGGCAAAAACGCGCTATCGAGGCGCGCTCTGAGTTTTTATCGTTTGTAAAGTTCACCATGCCGGACCCGGACGAGCCTGGTGACATTGATCGCTCGATGTTCAAGGACGCAAAACACCATCGAGCGCTGGCCAAGGTGCTCGAAGAGGTCGAGAAAGGCCATATTCCACGTTTAATTGTGACTTTGCCCCCAAGACACGGCAAATCCGAGCTGATTTCGCGTCGTTTTATCCCCTGGTTGCTTGGTAAAGACGGCTATCGCAACGTCATTTTTGCAACCTACAACGAAGACTTTGCCCATGACTTTGGCGCTGATGTGCGCACCATCATGCAGTCTGCGCCCTATAAGCAAGTGTTTCCAGGCTTTGCGTTTCGCTTTGGTGGGGCCAGCAAAGAGCGTATCCAAACTGGCTCAGGCGGCATGTCCGCATTTGTGGGCCGTGGTGGCTCGATCACAGGCCGAGGCGCTGACTTTCTCATCATTGACGACCCAATCAAAGACGCGGAAGAGGCCAACAGCCCAGCGATTCGTCAAAAGCTGTGGGAGTGGTTCACCCAGGTGGCTATGACCCGTTTGATGAACTCAGCAGCGTCCGTCATCATTGTTCATACCAGGTGGAATGAAGATGATTTGATTGGCCGATTGACCGATCCAAGCAACCCCAATTTCAATAGCGAAGAGTCTTCCAAGTGGAAGATCATTAACTTGCCAGCCATTGCTGGTGACGATGATCCGCTTGGCCGAAAGAAGGGCGAGCTGCTATGGCCTGAGCGCTTTGACATGGGCTTTATGGAGGCGCAGCGTCGCCTGGACCCAAGAGGCTTTGCTGCCTTGTATCAGCAGCGTCCCAGCCCCGAGGATGGAGATTTTTTCCGTCGTGATTACCTTGTGCAATACGACCGAAAAGATTTGCCAAAAGACATGCGCATTTTTGCTGCAAGCGACCATGCCGTTGGCCAAGACAAGAGCCGGTCGGACAGCACAGTTTTGCTGATTGCTGGCGTGGACCAGTACGGCGATATTTACTTACTTGATTGCTGGTGGGAAAAGAAATCATCCGACGTTGTAGTAGAGGCCATGCTGCGCTTAATGAAGCAGCACAAGCCAATGCTGTGGTGGGCAGAAAAAGGCCATATCAGCAAATCCATTGGTCCATTTTTGCGTAAACGCATGATGGAAGAGAAGGTGTATTGCGCCATTGAAGAGGTCACACCGGTGGCCAACAAGGTGCAGCGCGCCCAATCCATCCAGGGCCGTATGGCAATGAAGAAAGTCAAGTTTCCCAAGGGCGCGCCCTGGGTGATGAATGCCTTTGATGAATTGATGAAGTTTCCCAACGCCAGGCACGACGACTTTGTGGACACCTTGGCCTGGATTGGTATGGGCCTGGCGCGTCAATCGGGTCCGCGCCTTGTTGAGATAGTAAAAACAGATCGTCCCAAGACCGGCAGTCTTGCCTGGGTGAAATGGGACAGCAAATTTCGTGACAAAGAACGACGCTTATTGAGCGCATCAGGAGGGTTTTAAATGGACATGATTACGATGGTTGAAGATGGTGCAGAAGAGGAAAAGAAAGACCCTCCTTTGCGCAGACAACAGTTGGTCAAAGATGTGCTGGCCAGGGTGAACAACGCCAAGCAGCACTACAAAAAGCGCTTTGACCAAATGACACGCGATATGGATTTGGCCTTGAAAGGTTATGACGACCGCGATTGGGATGAAAAGCGCTACACAGCCAACCTGATTAACCGCCATGTGCAGCAGCGCACAGCTGCGCTTTATGCCAAAAATCCCAAGTGCATTGCCAAGCGTCGTAACCGATTGGATTTTCAGTTATGGTCCGGCGATAACGAGTTGCTCAAGCAAGCCTATGAGGGACGGCTCAAAGCAATGAGCTATCAAATGGAAGTGCCGCCACAAGTGGAGCTGTTGATTGCTGAGTACGAGCAAGTCACAGAGCGCCGTCGCAAGATTGACCGAGTAGCTCAGACCCTGGAGGCTTTGTTCACCTACTTTATGCAAGAGGCCCAGCCCAATTTCAAAGGGCAAATGAAGGCATTGGTGCGCCGGGTGATTACGACCAGCGCTGGCTTTGTCAAATTAGGCTTTCAGCGTGAGATGGAGCGCCGCCCCGAAGTCTCCGCCAAGATCAACGACATCACCGCTCAAATCGACCACATGCGCCGCATTGCCAAAGAGGCTTTGAAGGGCGATGTGCAGATTGATGACCCGGAGATAGAAGAGCTGGTGCTTTCTTTGAAAGCGTTGATGTGCGAACCTGAAATGGTTTTGCGCGAAGGCTTACTGTTTGATTTCCCCGAGGCCAACGCCATCATCGTGGACCCTATGTGCCGCCAGCTGCGCGGCTTTGTGGGTTGTCGCTGGGTTGCGCACGAAATGTACCTAACCCCGGATGAGGTTAGCGAGATTTACGGCGTGGACATCAAGGGTAACTACACGCCATACGACACCAAGGGCCGCAAGCAAGACAGCGCATCGGTGCAGATGGGTTCTTATTTACAAAACAGCAATGAAGATGCCCAAAAAGGGCTGGTTTGTGTGTATGAGGTGTACGACAAGCCCAGCGGCTTGGTGTATGTCGCAGCCGAGGGGCATAAAGACTTCCTAGAGGAGCCTTGCGCTCCAAAAATCAAGGTCGATACCTTTTGGCCAATCTACGCCCTGGTATTTAACGAGGTCGAGCACAAGGATGAGATTTACCCCCCAAGCGATGTGCAGCTGATCGCTCCAATGCAAGCCGAATACAACCGCGCCCGTCAGGGTTTGCGGGAACACAGGCGCGCCAATCGTCCCAAGTACGTCGCCCCAGCTGGCCGCCTGGAAGAAGAGGACAAAGAAAAGCTCAAGAGCCATCCAGCCAATGCCGTGATTGAAATTCAAGGCATGGCAGCTGGTGAGAAGGTCGATGACCTGATCCAGCCGGTCCGAATGATCGGAATTGACCCCAATTTGTACGAAGTCAAAACCATTTTTGACGATGTGCAGCTGGTGGTCGGCGCTCAAGAGGCTACCTTTGGTGGCTTGTCTAACGCCACGGCCACGGAAACCAGTATTGCCGAGAGCAGCCGCATGTCGGCAATGGGCGCTCAGATTGACGAGCTGGACACCTTTATGTCGGAGATTACCCGCGCCAGCGGACAAATTTTGCTCACCGAAATGTCAACGGACCAGGTTAAAAAGATTGTGGGCCAGGGCGCTGTATGGCCTGAGCTGACAAACGAGCAAGTCCAAGAAGAGATATTCCTGGAGATCGAGGCTGGGTCAACCGGCAAGCCGAATCAGGCTGCCGAGCTGCGCAACATTGAGCGCATGCTGCCGTACTTACTCCAGCTGCCAGGCATTGATCCTAAGTGGGTGGTCAAAGAGGTTCTCAAGCGCTTGGACGACAAGTTGGACATTGATTCTGCGCTGTCTGAAAACGTGCCGTCCATTGTTGCCATGAATGCGGTCAAGAACGCTGAGGCTGCAATGGGTCAGATGTCGGGTGTTGCCAATCCTGGAATGCAAGCGGCCCAGGGCGGCAACAACGTGGTCCCAATGCCAAAACCCGGTGGCGGCTCTTTGCCTCCAATGGGTGCAAATGCGGTTTAGTTTTATTTTGGGCAATTTGTATGATAAGTGTTGTATATCAGACAAAATGTCGGCACAATACGAATTAGGAGGGACGTTGAATGGCTGAACAACAGCAACTCGAATTATCGGTTTCGTCCGCCGGTGATATGGACGTTAATGACCAGGCCAATGAAGGCCAGGTCGATGCGAATTCGTCTGACGCACATGGCGATGATGAAGGCTTGCTTGCGGTTGTCCGCGACGCTGTTGAAAAGACAGCTGAAGAGGAAGATGCCGACAGCTCCAAATTGGTTTCGCCAACCAAGGATGAGAACGTAACAGATGGGAGCGACGCTGAGGATGACGCATCAGAAGACGATAAGTCTGAAGATGATTTTTCCGATACGCCGTTTCATAAGCACCCGCGCTTCAAGCAGTTGATTCGCGATCGCAATGAATTAAGAGGGCGAGCTACTCAGTACGACCAAATCACGGATTTCATGGACAAGAACCAATTGACCCCCGAAGAGGTGGCTCAAGGTTTTCAGCTCATGGCCATGATGAAGGTTGGCGATCCAGCCAAAGCGTATGAGGAACTCAGAAAGCTAACGGACAACCTGGCGCTTGCGTCCGGTCATCGTTTGCCTGATGGATTGGCCGAAAAAGTCGAACAGGGCTATATCGACCAAAACACCGCTCAAGATTTGTGGCGTGAGCAGTTTAAAGCTCAGCGCCAAGCTGCGATTACGCAAGAGGAAAACCAGCGTTTCCGACAGCAACAGCAATTGAGTCATACCAACTCGATGGCCCAAACTGTCACGGCCTGGGAAGATTCTGTGCGTGAGAGTGATCCTGATTACGAACTTAAAGCCGAGATGATTGACGATCGTGTTCGCGCTCTTGTCGCCGAGAGAGGTCGCCCGAGAAATTCCGATGAAGCTTTGCAATATGCGCAGAACGCATATCAAACAGTTTCTGATCGGTTGAGATCGGTGCGTGGCGTAAAACAACCTATGAGAACAGCGGTCGGCGGAAAAGTAAGTGGTACGCCCTTACCAGAGCCTAAATCGTTATTGGATGTCATTCAAAACACTTTGGCTCAAAGGGCATGAAATCAATCAACATCCTTTTTGAGAGGTAAATAAAATGGCATTTACAAATGCAGAACTTACGAATATCGCCAATGCCGCGCTCGATTATTTTATCGACAAGGGCAACGTATATTCAAGCTCGATTCAAGACAAGCCCCTACTTGCAGCACTAGACGCGAAAGCTAAAACTTTCCCTGGTGGTAAAGGTCAGGTTTCTATTGGCGTTAAAGGGCAATACACGACTTCTGTTGCGGGTTACACCCACAACGATAGCGTGACGTATGCCAATCCCGCCAACATCAAACGCGTTAATTTCACTTGGCGCGAACATCACGCGGGTATCAGCATTACGTTGACTGAATTGAAAAACGACGGAATTTCCGTGGTTGATTCAATCAGCAGCGCAAGCTTGACAAACCACTCCGGTCGTGACCAAACAGCCCTGGCCAATTTGCTCCAGGACAAGCTCGAGGACATGATGGAGGGCTATGCCAAGGGTATGAATTCTTTGTTGTGGGGCGACGGAACAGCGGATGCGAAAGCAATTGCTGGTATTCGCTCCATCATCAAAGATGCTCCTTCTGTCGGCTCTGTCGGCGGTTTGGATCAGTCCCTTAATGCAAATAGCTGGTTCCGCAATCGCGTTAACTTGGCCGTTACTACAACCTCAACGGGTGACGAAGTAGCAGCTTTGATTAACGCTGAGATGCGTCAATTGCGTCGCTTTGGCGGCAAGCCCGATTTGGCTTTGTGTGGCTCTGATTTCTTAGAGCGCCTGGCTAAAGAGCTGCGCAGCCGTGGCTACTACACCCAAAATGGTTTTTCTCGCCGCAACGACATTAGCGTTGGCGATATTACCTATGAGGGCGTGGTATTCAAGTACGACCCAACGATGGACGACATTGGTACAACCCTTGGTGGTGCTACCAACTACGCCAGGCGTTGCTACTTGATTGACACAAGCAAGCTTAACTTCATGTATATGGATGGCGAGAAGATGAAGCGTCATTCACCAGCTCGTCCAGCTGACCAATATGTGATGTATCGCTCGATCACCACGACTGCTGTGCTAGGCGCAAGCCAGCTCAACTGTCATGGTGTGTATCAGTTCTCTTAATTGAGGGCGCGAAAAGGGGTGGTGAAAGCCACTCCTTTTCTTTATTCCAAGGAGATGGTATGCAAG